GTAAATAAATTAGAAAATTTACCACGAAGACGAGAAATAAAACGAGAAAACTTCAATTCATCACGAGTAACTTCTGTAGCACGTCCAAGTGAAAATAAAGCATCTGAATTAAGTCTATTAACAGGCACGTTTAATGTCTGATAAAATTTCTTTTGAAAATAAAGAACATCATCCATTTGTCCAAGTGTTTGACCACCAGGAAGTGTTGTTACTTCAGTACCTTTACCACCATCACGACGAGGAATCCAATAGTCTTCAAGCATAGTCATAAACTTGCGATCGTCTCTAATATTACCTGATTCTGCATCATAGATAAGACGATTTTTATGCTTAACCATAATATCACGAACATATTGTTCAGCTTTAAGTTTTGGAAGATTACCAACATCAATATACCAAATACGACGTTCCGGTGCTCTTGCTAAACGATATATAACCAAAGCATCTTCAAGTGTACGAAGCTGATTAAGAGCTTTAATAGCTTTGTGCATATATGAAAGTACCATTGTTCCTGCTGTATCAGTTAAACCTGATGTAACATGAATAATAGAGTCTTTAGCAATACGTAAACCAGTAGTAGTAGGACCAACTGATTTATTTCCGTAATTAAAACCTTTATCATTAAATACAAAATATTCGTTTTGGGTTTTTGTTAGTACTGAATCGCCAGCATCACCACCACGAACTTTTTTCTTTACAACTTCACGTATTTTACGAATTTTACGTGGATCAATATATCTAATTTCTTTGATACCTGCTTTAGTATCTTTTTCATCAATGATAACATGATAGTATAGGCGGCCATCGATATACCAACGACGATAAATTTCATAAGCATGACGCTGGAAGTCAAGAATGTTTAACACATTTTGAAACTCGTCACGTATCGCTTTTTTCATAGTGTCTGTAATCTTAAGATTGTCTAATTCAATCTTTACAATTTCTTCTTCGTCAATTGACATTGATTCATTAATAATTTCGTCAACTGCGGCATCGCATTCTGGCTGAAGAGCCATTTCACGGTATTTTGTAACTAACTCTGCTTCTGTTCTAACTGTACCATCAAGATCAACGTAAGTACCAAATGATCCACCAGCAGCAACGACAACTGCACCATCGTCTTGATCTTTAGGAGCAAACGAAGGTGCCGGATCGGGCTGTACTTTACGTTTAAATTCAAAACCAAATAATTCTGCCATTTGTATTCCTTCAAAGAAGAGAGGGGCTGTTTATGTTAAGCCCCTCTCTATAATTCAATAACTAAATTTAGAGGCTACTTGTATTTAGTATTATAATGAAACAGGTGTTACAGCTTGTGCACGATAAGCATTCTGACCTTCAACTGCTGGTAGCCAATAGTCATAAGCAAATGTTACACCAAATGTTTCAATCTGGTTTTGTGTTTCCCAATTTAAGTCAATTGCATCAACTGCTGTTGGAAACATACCAATTAAATTATATGCACGAACAATATTACCTGCTTTACCATATTGTACAACAGTTGCTTGAGCCTTATAACCATTTTCTGGGCCACCTCGACCGCCGCCACTAAATCCTGGATCACGAATGTTTGATTCAAGACGGTTAAGTGAATTTGACCACATTTCAAACATTTCACGAACTAGAAAATCTTCATCGTTCATTACTGTTACTGTCCAATCAGTAAATGTTCTATCGCCAGCTAATTTAATCATACGACCAAAATAACCAACATCAATGCTACCAATAGTAGCTGGTGGCAACTGAGCTGCACGGCATGTGAATGAAAACTTTTCTTCTGTGCCAGCAACTGCATTAACATTTCGTGGAAGTGTTAATTGTACCTGGAAAAGTGAAGGACGAGCGCCGCCAAGCGCTAATCCTTGTGTTTTGAAACTATTAATATTAAAAGCCATTTTCTTTACTCCTTTTGAGTTTTTTTATTTATTTATTAGAATTGGCCAACAACTTCGGAGAATTGAACACCAGTTGCTACTGCAACAAAGTTCAACTGTATGAAGTTGATAGAACGTGCTGGTTTAATATAAATATCGCCCCAGAACTCATTGCGATCAATTCTTTCAGGAGTATTGTTTGTTCCATCGCATACTACCAAGAAGTCTGTAATACCACGACGACCTTGGATTTCACGAAGATATGGTGTAATAAGGTTCTTGAACTGAGTACGAGTAAAATCATCGTTAAATTCAAATAGTGAATATTTAGATGCTGTAGCAATAGCTTTTTCAAGAACAATAAACAAGCGACGAACGTTAATACGATCAAATGCTGATGGCTTAGACTGAAGGGTCTTATCACCGTAAAGTATAGTGCCTTGACCTGGGAATGATACTACTGGGTTGATACCATTCTTATAAAGATTGTCTCTTTCAGACTTACGTGGATTATAACGTAGTTTTACTAAGTTCTTAATTTGACCACGGTTAAAACCAGCTGGGCTCCACCATGGATCTCTCTGGTTATCTGTACGAGCACAAAGACCAGCAACGTCGCCGTTCAATGGAACCCAACGGTACATGTCGTTATAACGATCGTACATATACTTAAATCCAGAATCTAGAACAGCATATGAACTATCACGAACTACACTTCTCCAAGCAACAAGAGCTGTTGATTCATTTCCATAATTGTCATAAACGATAAAATCGTCTGGAGAAATAAATGCAACACAATCTTTTCTTACTTCACAAATATTGTCAATAATCCAATTAGCTAAACCAAATTTTTCGGCAGTAATATTACCAACTGCTGCTGAACTACCATTTGGAGCACCTTGAAGAATAAGTGAAATGTCTACATCTTCTGATGAAACGAATAGATCATAACCATCAATTAATCCAGATAGTGGAATATCAGTTTCGTTATAACCGTCTGCACCATCATCAAAATTTAATACAGTAGGTATATAATTAGTTGTTGATGAAATATTCATTGCTGTATTAGAATATTCATCAGTTCCAAGTTCATTAAGTACCCAAATATACTTTGACATGTCATTAATGATATCCATGTAATAGTTCTTTTGACCACCAACTGTTTTAGAATCTTTTGCTCTAGAAACGTCAGTAAATGCTTCTAGAACTGCACCAGCAGTACCAGTAAACTTACCACCTTCATCAGTTACAACAATATGAAGTGTATCAACTGCTGCAGTGTTACCGAAATTAGCAACATAGTCTGAAGTTGCAGGTGGGCCATTAACAAGATTGTGATATTCCCAAAGACGTTCTACTGTACCGCCTGTTTGTGACCAATTATGACCTTTAGCAAATGTACCAGTAAAATGTACAAGTCCATCTGTGCTAAGAACAACTGAATATGCAGCTTTATCAGATACTGAAAGCATATTATATTCTGATACTGTTTTGTTAATAACTTCTGAAGTATAATCTGTCTGTTCAAAAGGTGGCAACTGGTCATATGCAGTAGATGATATAGTAATAATATTAGAAGCATAAAGTGCTTTATCTTGTGTGGTTAATTCTGCATATGCTGCCGCAGTTATAATAGTATGAGGAGCAGCAGTTAATCTATATGTTGTAATGTGATAAACTGTTTTAGTGTAATGATCTACTACAGCATTAATTTCACTAATTTTTAAATTCTGAGTACCGATAGATGAATTACCAACAACAAGATAATCACCTGCAACAATAGAATTTACTGCGTCTTCTACACCTGCACCAGTTAATGTTGCTGTGTTAGAACCAGTATTAAGTGAAATAGTTACATCAGTTAAATCGATCATTGAAGAATATGCGTTTACGCTATCGCAAACAGAAACTTTAATTGAATTACCAATAGCACCTGGATAACGAGCTGCATATATTGCATCAGGATCAAAATTAGCTTCTTTTTTGTAAACAAAATCAGATGCATTAAGGATTGTTACATGACCACTATACATGCCAACACTACCTACAGCATTGTGTGTGCATGCAGATACTTGTGCACGAACAACGTAAAGGCTATTTGTATAACTTAAAAAGTTAGCTGCTGTAAACCATGTCTGATAATTGTTACTGCTTGGCTTACCAAACATATTAACAAGAGCTGTTTCTGAATCTATAAGAATGCGTTGGTTAATTGGACCCCAATTAAAAACGCCTGCAATAGCACCAGTTGATGAAGATACTGCAGGAACGATTGTAGTCAGGTCAATTTCAGTTACGTTTACACCTGGGCTTAGTTGAAATGGCATTTGGATTCTCCTTCCATTGAAACAAAATTATTATAATTCTGTATATATTTATAAAATATCGTTTTCTACTTCTCCGAACATCCAACCACCAGTTTTTGATAATTCTAGCATTTCATATGTTTCATCTCTACCATCATCAACAAATCCAAAAGGAGATAAATCATTCATTATATCTTCATCACTTTTTTCTCGGAGTTTCATTAACGTATTTATATCTGTATAATCTTTAAAATATTGTTGATCAGAAAGCCAGGCAAACAAGACGAGAGGCATAACCATATCGTCATGTTTACCTTCCTCAGCTTCATAACTTTGACCTTTACGAGAAAAAGTTGAAAGTTCTTCAATAGTATGGAAATCATTTATAATAAATTGATTTTGTTCAATTAATAATTTAAGTATAGCACAACCACTTGCTTTAACTGGTTTAGTTGTACGAATACCTTTATCAATATTGGACCCTCCACCAAAACCAGTACTAATACGTTTACCTGCTCTACCAGCATTTTCAGTAAACAATACGTTCTCATATTCAAAATCATAATGAAGAGATGCACTTACCTGTTCGCCAATATCATTAATTTCAACAAGAACAGATGCATTGTTATAAGCTTTTGCTACACGATGAATAACTTCTGCATAATCTAATGGAGTTATCATATTATTACGATAAACAGCTACCTGATTATAAGGCATTTTTGTAACATCCATGACAGAAAATGCAGAGTAATCTAATCCTTTACCTCGTGATACGTCACATACAATAACATATGAGTTACCTTTAATAGGTGTCCAATATTGACTTAAACTTTCTTTAAAAATAATTGGAGTTTGATGCACAAGCTCTTTAAGTTTCCAACCAGCAATGAGTGTGCCAGAGCTACCCATAAACTCAACGCAATATTCTTGTTCAAATTTTTCAACATTAAAGTTCATAGAAGCAAGTGTTTCTTCTCGCCACTTTTGATCACGACCAGGAACTCGTTCATATGATACTTTTATAGGATTATAATTGTTTCGTTTTTCCATAGCATTCTGCCAAATAGCATAAAAATGATTCATACCATTTGGTGTAGAAACAAGAATAATCTTTGACTCTTTACCAGAAGAAATAGTAGGATAAACTGATGTAAAGAAAGTATCCCAGTTCTCAATAAACGCAGCTTCGTCAATGAATAGTAAGTTAATAGAGTAACCACGAATAGCATCGGAAGAAGTAGCAGCTGCAATAACACGAGAGTTATTTTCAAATACCATAGCGCCAGCTCTAAATTCTTTAATACCCTGCTGAAGCCAATTAGGTAGATACTGATATGCTAGCTGAATACGTTGAAGAATTTCACGTGCAGTTTCGCCTTTGTTAGCAAGTAATGCAACAGTTTTTTCTGCGTGAAATATAGTATACCAAAGAATAAAAGCACAAGTTACAGTTGATTTACCTGCCTGACGTGCTGTAGCAACAACATTAAAACGATGATCAGCGAACGAATTAATCATTTCTTTCTGATAATCATATAATGTAAAATTTACCAAACCTCTATCGATATTGATAATTTTCATATATTTTTCAGTAAAGTAAATTGGATCTTGCGAACATTTTATATATTCTTCAACAAGATCCGGAGTCCATTCAATAGTTTGATTAGAACGTTTTAAAAGTGCATTACCATTATAACCTTTAGGCGTTGCCATTCTTCATGCTTTCTATTGCTTTTTGTAAATCAGCAGTAGAACCAACAAAAAGGTTATTTACTGTTTTAGCTTGATCATTTACTGGTGTATCTTTAGCATCAATGTCACGAATTGATTTCTGTAATTCAAGCAAATCTTTATTAGCTTGAAGCATCGTATCCATTAGTTTTGCTAAAACTTCAAATGCTCTTGGATGTTGAGAACTATCTGCTATTTGTGCTAATTTTTCGATAGCAAATGTACCGTTTTGAATAACTTCATGTATATTAGAACGAGCCACTTCAAAGTCATTTTTAGCACTATCATCATGTGCTTTGGTAATTATAGCTTTTACCGGATCATTAAGAGGAGCTAAATTTAATGCTTTACCAAGTGGATCATTATTTGCGTTCATCTTAAAAGCTCTACACTTTCTGTTACATAACCAAAATTATCTGTTGCTTTTATATCAAGAACAGGTATTGATTGATTTACTGAAGAAGTTGGTTGACCGTTAGCAGTCAAACCAGGTTGGACCTTAGTATAAGATATTGGATCAGTATTACCAACTGCATCTTTTAATTGTTGAGCTGTCGCTGTTGCAGTAGGTGTATACAATACAGTATTGGCAAATTTAATAATTGCACCAGTTTGAATTGGTCCGTAAATATAACCTTTAATTGTAAAATTTAAAGTCCATATAATAGCTTGACGTTCTGTAAAACTACCTTCGTATGTATCTTCTTGAGATACACTATTCATAATTACTGGAATATCAATATTTGTATCCATATCTTGAATTAAATTAACTGTTACTGTAAAATCTGGAGTAAAATATGGAAGAATTTGCTCTACAATTTTTGTGCCATCTTCAGCATTTTTTACATAAACATAAAGTCTAAATCCAATATTATATGGTACAGGATTATATTGATATTGCAATTTATTTGGATTGGATGATTTTGCAACTGAACGACCAGTTGTATGTAATTTTCTATCACCATCATAACTAATGTCAGTCATTTCAAATGACATTAATGGCAATGGTAAAGTAGCTGATGGACGATCTATATTTGGATCTTGTCCAACACGAGCTAACATTTTTTCTTTTGGAGCATATGTAATTGGAACTTTGATATATGCTGTCATTTTATTATCATGATCATAACGTGCAATATTAATTTCGTTAAACAACGTACCAAATAGTGTCACATATTTTCTAATTGTTTGAAAATAAAAATTTTGATTAAACATTATGTTTGTCTTTCACTAAATGGATTAATTTGAGTAAAATCAATAAATCCAGATAAACCAGAAGACACATTTACTTCTGCTGCTTCTGACTGTATATCTTCATTATTACTAGTACCTAATATAGTACCAAGATTATATTGCTCTGTAACGAGATAATTATCTTCTTCATCAGTTAATGGAGTATCATATTCGTCTTTAAATATGTAATCGAGAATATTAGTGCTTTCACGTTTTTGCATTACATCAATTTCAGGTATACCAGTATCGATAACTTCATCTGAATATTCAAATAATTCGCAAGTCATTTCCCATGTTTGTAGACCACCAAGTTGATAAAACATTTCAAACTTGTTTACATATTTAATTTGAAAACACTTCTTGTTCAATGGAAAATAAATTAAATCGCCTTCGTGTGGACGAATAGCATTTGTATATGTACCAATTTCTTGTGAGAAAACTCTTTGTGCTATTGAAAACACTACCTGATCACGTATCTCAAGACCAAATTTAGACATAAAATTACCGTCGCCGGCAAAACCGTCAACTGATTTAATATATATTTCAACTATAAATGATTGGTCATATATTGATTGATCATCGGCAGTATACAGAGCATCATAGTTACCAATTCTACGTGGTATATAATACATATCTTCGCCATATATGCGAATAGCTTCAATAATTAAATTTTCAATTAATAGTTGTTCTTGAGAAGATTTAAAATTATTAAAGAAAAAATTTGTTGCCATTTACTAACCAATCATATCTGTAGCAGGTAATGAACTATCATAGATAATTTTTTCAAGTTCTTTTCTTTCATTAACTGCATCATTTAATATTTTTTCGCCATTAAATTGAATACCACCAGGCAATGTCATACCGGAAAATTTAGTTAGATTAGATCCCCACTGTTCTTTAATTAAAGCAGTTGCATAATTTTGCAATAAACGTTCGCTGTATGCTTTTGTATATACATCTGGATCTACAACTTGATATGCTTCAATAATAAGATAATCACCAGCATTAACAATAGTCCAATCCATATCGATATAGCATTTGTTAATCATACGGTTATATCTTAATGGCTGTTTACCAACAAGAAATTGTTCAAGGAATTGTATGTGTTGGAGTGCCATGTAATATGGAACCATAGACACCGAAGTTAATGTGTAAAGATCGTTTAATGCAATCTGATAACGAATATTAAATAAGTTATTAGTGTTTAGACCTTGACCAACTTCAAACAGATTAACAACACCAATAACGTTATCTG